AAATGCCCTAGTCTTGGGTTGCGGCGGATTGGGACTCAACCTAATCCAAGGGTTGAATCTTGTGGGAGCGAACGATATTGTCGTCGCAGACATTAAAGATAAAGAAAAACTGGCCATATTCAATGGCGCGACAAGGTTCATCAATCTAAAAGAAAAGAATTTCCTGCTCGAAAACAAGTTTGACGTTATCTTCGACACAACTGGCCACGCAGAACTTATTGAAGACTCGCTAAAACTTTTGGCCGACAATGGCCGATTCGTAATGGTTGGACAGCCAAAGTCACCTTTTGCAGTAGATTCTAGCCTTTTTGGAGCCAAGGGCAAGCGCATCATTGCCACTCAAGGAGGCAAAACAAATCCAACCGTTGATATTCCCCGCTACGCTTCTATGTTTGTTAGTGGTAAGCTAAAGTTCAAAAACATCGTAACAAACGTCTTTCCCATGAGAGAAATTAACTCTGCCGTTAATATGTTAAAAGACGGAAACTGCGGACGAATCATCCTTCACAATGACTAAACAAGAACTAATCAACTTTGAAAACGAAATCGCCGATTTGTATCGCGATTGTAAACTTCCATTCCTTTTTCACCTTTCGGGCGGAAACGAGGACCAGTTGATTGAAATTTTCAAAGAAATCAAAGAAGGCGATTACGTTCTTTCTACTCATCGCAACCATTATCACGCTCTTCTTCACGGAATTCCGCCCGAAACTCTAAAAGAGCGCATCCTGAATGGCCGCTCGATGTTTATTTTTGACCGTAAGCGCAATTTCTTTACCTCTGCAATTATCGGAGGGACTCCAGCTATTGCGGCGGGCATTGCTTTGGCGCTGAAACGTAAAGGTTCCAAGCAAAAAGTCTGGTGTTTTGTTGGTGATGGAATTGAAGATACTGGCCATCTTTGGGAAGCGGCCCGATATGTTGAAGGTCACGAATTGCCATGCACATTCATTATTGAAGACAATAATCGTTCCGTGGAGACAACTAAAGAAGAACGATGGGGCAAAGCCACAAAACCTCAATTTCCATCTTGTGTCCGCCGATATGAATATAGGATTACTTGGCCACATGCGCGAACCACGGACATGATTGACATTTCGCGCCAAAAGAAATTTACAGATGACGAGTGTTTTCCAAGATTAAAAGAAGAACTTTTGGATTCTTTAGATTGGCCAGATGAGGGAGAAATATCTTATAAAGCCGCCGCTAACGCTTCTATGGAGCACATGGTAGAAAACAACGCTGTCTTTATTGGCTACAACGTTAAGAACGGTAATGCTATGGGCACCCTCAAAAACGTCCCAGATGAGTTGAAGATTGAAACCCCAGTAGCCGAAAACCTCATGGTTGGCTTGGGTATTGGAATGTCGTTTGAAGGGTATCGTCCAGTCGTGTATTTTGAGCGGCACGACTTTATGCTTGTTGCGGCAGACGCTATTGGTAATCACCTTAATCACATTGAACGAACCAGCCACGGCGAATACCAATGTCCCGTTGTTTTGAAAACAGTTGTAGCAGACAGCGGCCCGTTCTATTCTGGTCCGACACATTCGCAGGATTTTACAGAAGTTTTCGAGAAACTTGTAAGCTTCCCCGTTCTAGTTCCAGAAAACGGTAAAGAACTAATCGACGCTTACCAATGGGCCGCAAAATCTTCTCGCCCAACAATGATTGTAGAAAAGAAATCTCTCTTTTAATATGGGTAAAATTTTAGTTATCGGCGAATCTTGTAAAGACGTTTTTGTTTACTGTGACGCTAAACGTCTGGCACCAGACGTTCCCGTTCCAGTTCTTAATGTTGTTCGACAAACAGAAAACCCAGGAATGGCAGCAAATGTTTTTCGACTGCTTCAAAAACTTGAACCAGATTGCGCCGCTCTTCTGACAAATGATAACTGGCAAAACGTTACAAAAACACGATTTGTTGACGAAAAAAGCAACCATCATTTCCTTCGCGTAGATTCGCCGCACTCTTTTGAGCCAGTTGAAATCGACCTAAAAGAGCTAAACGAATACGAAATCATCGCCATTTCCGATTACAACAAAGGTTTCTTATCGGAGGAAACGATTGAAAAAATCTGCAAAAACCATCCAAACGTCTTTATTGACACAAAGAAACCAGTAAAAGACTTCGCCCGATCCGCTAAATTCATCAAAATTAACGACTTTGAATATCAGAACTCTAAGCCTTACTTGACGCCCGAACTCCAGTCAAAAATCATCCATACAGCGGGCGAAAATGGCTGCCATTTCGGCGGAAAACAATATCCTGTCAACAAAGTCGAAGTAAAAGATGTTTCGGGCGCGGGGGATTCATTTTTTGCCGCACTAATCCTTTCTTTTTCGGCGAAACAAGATATTGATTACGCAATCCACTTTGCTAATTCAATAGCATCAGAAACAGTAAAACATCGTGGAGTTAGTTAATGAAAGTATCAGAAATTGTCAACGGCGAAAACTTTAAGAGCCTTGCTGATTTAATCATTGACGTTGACACAGTTGGTCAAGCTCGCAACTTTGATAGGGCCAAAATCGTCTTCTGTAAAACCGACCTTTTGAACGTCTTGTTTTCTGAATTGGCCGATTTCGATGGTTCGCTAACGCTAATCTCTCACCTATCAGATTACCCAATCACAGAAACACTTTTCAACAGCCGCCCAAAATGCATCAAAAAATGGTTCGCCCAAAATGCCGACTGCCAACATCCAGACTTAGTTCCTATCCCTATTGGAATTGAAAATCACTGCGGCCCAAGCAAAGGAACATGTATTGACCAATCGTTTATTGAAAACGAGTTGGACGACTTGGCAGAATACACGAAAAGCGGGGCAATTTACATTAACTTTGCTGACACTCACCATGACCGTCAAACTAAGAGAGAAATTCTAGGAGAAAACCCTAAAGCCGAATTCTCTGGACCAAAACCTTACAGTGAATATTTTAAAGATTTGGCCCGCCGAAAATACGTCGCCTCTCCTCGTGGTAATGGTATTGACTGTCACAGAACATGGGAAGCCTTGCTTGTAGGGTCAATCCCTATTGTGGACAAGCATTTTATGTATGACGAGTGGAACATTCCCGTTATTCAAGTAACGGATTGGAATAACTTAGAGCTAAAAATTCCAGAAAACTGTTCAACCGACGCTCTTTATATGAGCTATTGGAGGGAAAAGATTTGTGGTTAGAATCAACTATCAGGGCCGATTTGGCAACAATTTGTTTCAATTTGCAGCGGCCAAAGTCGTTGCGGATAAACTTGGGCTGAATATTGAGAATCCCTTGGAGCAGTCTATCCTTCCTCATAAAAACGTTTTTGAAGAAAACGGCGGAGACGATGTTTCTATTAACGGATTTTTTCAAACATCTTCGGCGGTTTTTGAATTCAAAAGGTTGCAGTTTTCGCCAATTCAAGAAAGAGAAGGAGCTTTCGTTCACGTTAGACTTGGCGACCTTCTTGAGAGCCATTCTCAATCTGGAAACCGATTCGCTTCCGCCGATTATTATAAAAAAGCCTTGGATGGATCAAACGGAGGATACGTTTCCTCAGATTCGCCCGACGATCCAATCATTAAAGAACTTTGCGCCGAATTTAACCTAGAACCTTATCAAGATTCGCCCGAAAATACAATCAAGTTTGGGGCCGCGTTTTCAAAGAAGGTCTTGTCTCTAGGAACGTTTTCGTGGTGGATAGGATTTCTTGGCAACCAGAAAGAGGTAATTTGCCCCAATCCCTTAAACTTTCCCAAATGGCATGGCGATATTTTCCCACCAACCTGTTCACTTTTAAACTGGCACCATGTTAATTGACTTACTACAACTTCGCGAAAAATACGGAATTTATCCCAAGGCAATTTTACATGTCGGGGCACATAGGGCAGAAGAATATCCTTTATACAAAAGTCTTGGAGCGGATACCATTTATTGGGTCGAGGCTAATAAATCGCTTGCCTACGATTTAAAATTGGCTGAACATGTTTGCAAAAATCCATCAAACAAGGTTTTCTGCGAAGTTGTTGGCGAACGTGACGAAGACACCGTTACATTCCACACCTCCAATAATAACCAGTCATCGTCTATTTTGGAGCTAGGTGAACATTCATCCCTGTTTCCAGATGTAGTTTACACGAGTGCGGAGAAGCGGCAAACTAAAACCATTTCCTCAATTTTGGCCGAAGTTGAGAGTCCGAAAATCGACCTCCTCAATCTCGATATTCAAGGAGCCGAACTTTTGGCCCTAAAAGGGTTTAAAGAACTAGCCAGTGTTCAGTTTATCTACACAGAAATCAATAGCCGCGAAGTTTACAAGGGTTGTGCTTTGGTTGATCAAATTGATGAATATCTCGCGCCACTAGGATTTATTCGGGCCGAAACAGTATTTTGGGAGAATCATCCTTGGGGAGATGCGTTATATGTCAGGAGTTGATGTTATTATGTTTTATGACTAAGGTTTTAATTACAGGTAAAAACGGGCAGTTAGGTCAACATCTCATTAAGTTCTTTCAAGACGAGCATCCGAGTTTTGAAATCTTGGCCACCATTCGTCACAAAAGTTACGACAAGCAGGAATTTATTTTTGACGATAGCAAGGTAATCACGGAACTTCTTGACTTGACAGATGGCGCATCTATTGATTCAGTAATTGAAAAACATAAGCCAGACTATATTTTCAACACTGGAGCGAACGCCTACGTTGGGGAAAGTTGGTCGGTTTTTGAATCGCATTTGATTACGAACGGACTTGGCGTTGCTAAACTGCTTGAAGCAGTTAGAAAATACTGCCCGAAGTGTCGCTTTGTAAACCTTGGGACTAGCGAAGAATTAGGTTGCACCCTAAAAGATGGCCAAAAATCCCAAGACGAATCAACAATTATTTCGCCCAAATCGCCTTATGCCGCCAGCAAAAGCTATGCTCGCTATATGACTGACATTTATAGGGAAAGTTACGGACTTTATGCCGTCCAACCTTGGACATTCAATTTTGAATCTAAACTTCGTGGAGAAAAGTATGTTACTCGCAAAATCACAAAGGGGGTAGCCCGCATTTACCACTCCCTAAAAGACAGTAAGGATTTTGAGCCAATCAAGCTAGGTAATTTGAACAGCTACCGCTCTTGGCAACACGCGGCAGATGTTGCCAAGGCTCTTTGGTTAGTAGCGAATCAAGAATCGCCGCCGAAACCCTACGTTATCTCTGAAAATGACACTCACTCTATTCGAGAATTTGTTGAAAAAGCGTTTTTTGCCGCTGGAATCAAAGGTTGCTGGCATAACTTGACAGGAGAACCGTTAGATGAGGAATACATTCTCACGGATGAGAACGGTTTGGCTACAAAGAAAAAAATCGTTCTAGTCTCTATCGACCAAAAGTTTTTTCGGCCAAGTGACGTGGATTTTTTATTCGGCAATTCAAACAAAATCAGAAAAGAGTTGGGTTGGAAACCAGAAAAAACACTGGAAGACATTATCTGGGAAATGGTAGATTGGGATATAAATAATCCTTGACAAGTTGTTTCTTTGGGCTACAATAGCACAATGAAACTATCATCTCTACCACTTGGCGCAAGGTTTAAGTATCCTCATATTGAGGATATGGAATTTGTTCTTCTAAATAAAGAAGGGGGCGGATTAGTAACCCATTGGAGAGGCATTCATGGCAACTCCTTTAGAGCAATTTATAGGGCCGCAGCAGATGAAGAAGAATTTAAAACATTGGAGGTTTGCGACGTAAATTAACATGCCGCGCCCTAAAAAGCCCAAAATTCCCAAACCGCCGAAGCCCCCCAAACTTCCGCCGATTAACAAACACAAGCTAATCGAACGCCTTGTTGAGAAACCGTCTCAAAACATTAAACTTTGGCTCATCAAAGAATGCAGCATTCTCAAAAAGCTAGAAGAAAAATTCCCCCTCCCCTTCCTAAATCAACTAAAATACAGCAAGAAGTGGCAATCGCTGGCCGTTCTATTCTGCGATGATCTTATGCTTGATTTGGAACGCCGTTATCGGGTGTATCTTTATGTCCCACCAACTCACGAAACGATAACCTTGGGCGAAAAATCGGGCGAAGATTTGAAAATAGAGAAAAAAAAGTCGTTAAGAGAAATACTATCATGATTAATCTGCTCAAAAACCTCTTCAAAAGAAGAATCTGGAAAGAGACGAAAAGAACCTTCCTTCGGCGGGAGGAGATTGAAATTCCACATGGCCACGAAGTATTCAACTATTATCTTGTAGAATACACTGACCTTCTTTCTGGAGAAAAGAAGGCAAAAGAAGTCTCAGTCTTCAAAGGTCTTAAAGAATACAAATTCCTATGATTAAAACCCAAGGAAAATCCTCCATTACTATCAGCAAACTAGCATTTTTGGACGAAATGCTGCCCGAACCAATGCTTATTAACGTAGCAGATTGGGACGAAGAGAATCCTAGATATGAACTGGAAAATACCACCACACTATTAGAACTCATCAAAAAATTGGCCGCAAAAGTCTTGACAGAAGACGAGTTAGTTAATATACTAGGAAACGAATCAAAATTCGGGGATAGAACTACCTACACCCCAAACAGCAAAGAAATCCCCCACTAATACACATGGCCACAATCAAAAAAATCCTAAAACCCGCCGAAGACAAGCCAACAAAAACAGCCTCAGATGCTTTAGCTGGCCTACTCAAAGACAAAGATATTAAAGTTGACGTTTACAACGACGTAATTGCTGATGGTAAAGTGATTTCAACTGGTTCGCTTCTTCTTGATTCGGCAGTTAAAATTCGCAGTGGAATGGTTGTTCGCCTTGTTGGCAAGGGTCAAGAACTTGGCAAAACAAGCTCCGCCTTTGTTATTGCCGACAATTACATGAAGACGATGGACAAAGCTAAAACAATCTTTGTCAAAGCAGAAGGCCGACTTTCGCCCGAAATGATGGCTAGAACTGGCATGAAATTTGTTCATTCCGCCGAGGAATGGGAATATGGTTCAGTTTTTGTTCTTTCATGCAATGTGTTTGAAACTGTTGCCAAGGTTGTTCTAGAAACAATTAAAACTGGCTATCAGAATGGCGAACATATTTGCGTAATCATTGACTCAATGGACGGCCTAATCTTGAAAGCAGACCTTGACAAGGGTTTTGACGGCTCTCCAAAAGTTGCTGGCGTTCCCCTTTTGACAAAACTTCTTTTCCGACATTTGGCACTGCCAGTAAGCCACTACGACGCATTGCTCATGGTTACGGGCCAATATGCCGCTGAAATTAAGCTAGACCCATACTCACCGAATGTCCCTCGCCAAGCTAGTTCTTCGGGCGGATCATCTATCAGCCACCAAGCGGATTACGTTCTTGAATATCAGCCAAGATATGGCAAAGACCTTATCTTGGAAAAGGAAAAAGAAAAACCCGACCCTGTAACCAACAAAATTCTAGGCGTATGGGCAAATGTAGCAATTCGCAAATCAGCTAATGATGTTACTGGAACAATCATCTCATACCCTGTGAAAAAAGGCGTTATCGGCAACGCTGTTTGGCAAAGCAAAGAAATTGCCGACTTCATGCTCTCCTATCAAATGTTGGTGAAAAGCAGCAGTTGGCTCGCTTTTGAATCAGAAATCTTGGAAGAAGCCAAAGCCGCTGGCCTAGAATTGCCCGAAAAAATCCAAGGCATTAACAACCTCTACGCCTTGATTGAGGAGAATGAACCAATCAAAAACCACTTCTACACCAAGATCAAAAAAATGATCGACGTATCATGACCTTTCTTGACCTAAAAGGCCGCAAAAAGTCCAAAAGCCTAACCAAATATCTAGTGGACTGGAACGGCGGCACACGCTCTAAGGGTCAAACGGCCCTTAAGCGGTTCTTGTATCGCTATTGGTCGGGAGATATTGTATGCGAGGAATTTCCTGTTGTCGGGTCAAAAATGACGTTTGACTTGATCAATTTTTCAAAGAAGATAATTATTGAACACCAAGGCGTTCAACACCAAAAATTCGTCAAACACTTTCACGGATCAAGAGTTGGTAAGTTTTTGGGTCAAATTAAAAGAGACATGAAGAAGCATGAATGGGCAGAACTTAACGGTTTTACTCTCGTAGAAACTTATTCAGAAGATGATTTCACTTACGAATTCTTTTTAGAGAGAGGAATAGAGTTATGAAAATTGGCGGATACAAATTAAAAAAACACAAAATCCTTTATTATAGGGCCGCCTCTGATGAGGAAATTCTTTTCGTCTTAAATGATAAGCCGTATTGTGGATACGCATTAATCCATCAAGCCGCTTGCAAGCCATTTGCCAAAAGAGAAGCTAAAAAACGAAAACTTATTGCAGAACCTTTCTAGGTAATAACCCTTTGCCTAAAGCGTTAGTATCGTACATGGCATTCACAATTCCCCCTAGCTTCTTAGAAAAGCTTTACGATTTAACAGGAGACGGCGAAAATTACAAAGGCTGCATGGTCTTTTATGTTGACGAGAATGGTAACACGCGCCAATATATAAGATGCCAAAACGCCGCAATGCTAGACGCAATGAGAAAAAAAGCCGAAACCTATCTTGTTGCTATGGACGAACAAGAATCGGTAGTTGGTAAACGTGGAGACGTAGAAGAAGATTAAAACATGATTTTTGACCAAAAACTAGAACATCACATCATTGCTGGCCTTCTAAAACGGCCAAATGAGTATCTTACGATTCAAAGTTTCTTTTCAGAGCAAGATTTTTACACTGGAAAGAAAAACGATTCTATTCTTTGTAAGACAGTTTTCGGCCTTATTCGCCAAGCTGTTGAGAAGGGAGAGGGAGATACGGTTGACGCTACAATCATTGCCCAAAGGGCTGAATCGTTGGGAATCAACTTCGATGAGGAAATTCCAGTTGGCCAATTTATCGTTTCTCTTTCTCTAAGAAACATTGAAGAAGGGGCCGTATATAAAGCTGCCCTAGAACTCAAAAAACTAAGCGCCAGAAGAACAATTCAAGCGTCTTTAGAAAGGGCCATTGAAAAACTAGAAAAGGCCGACCGTTCCGCGTCTCTTGTTGATCTTCAAGATATTGTTGACAAGGAAGTAAACAGCCAAATCAACTTGTTTGATGGAACAGACGATGCTCCAGTAAACATCTACGACGACATGGAAGCTGTTGTGGAATCAACAGGAATAGAGCAAAAGGAAGAAATCTTCGGCAAATTCAGTTTAGTAAACAAGATTTACGGCAGCTTGCATGAGCCAGGAAACATTACAACCATTATTGCCAGAAGCGCGGGAGGAAAAACAACCTTGGCACTTGACGAGTGTTGCTACATTAACGACAAATACGAAATTCCTGTTTTGCATTTTGATAACGGCGAAATGAGCAAAGAGGAGCTTCAATTCCGCCGCATTTCATCAATGTCTGGAGTGCCTCACTATCTCATCAAGAAGGGTTTGTGGCGCAATAATCCAGAGACGTGTGCCAAGGTTCGCGCCGCAATTAAAAGAATCAAAGAATTGGGCAGCAAATTCTACTACCATTGCATGGCTGGCATGAATGCGGATGAAATGATTGCTGTTGCCAAGAAGTTTTATTACAGCAAGGTTGGGCGCGGAAATAGAATGATTATTTCGTTTGATTATATCAAGCCGCCCGAACAAAACGTTAATGGTTCACCCGAATGGCAAGTTCTTGGAGAACTGGTTAATCGCCTCAAAAAGTTTATCCAAAAAGAAATCCTATTTGAGGGCAAGCCAATGATTAGCCTTTTTACATCCGCCCAAGCTAATCGTTCTGGCGTTGTAACAAATAAATCAAAGGACAAAATCATTGACGACGAAAGTATTATTTCTGGCGCAGATCGGATTATTCATTATAGCTCTCACGTTTTCATTCTTCGCAAAAAGGTAATGGAGGAAATCTTGGAAGAGGGTGCGGAATTTGGAACACATAAACTGATTCGCGTAAAAGCCCGTCATTTGGGAGAAGATATTGCTGGTGATTTGGAACCCGTGAAAGATGGCGACCAATTGAGGCAGAATTTTATTTGCCTCTCCTTTGAAAATTTCGCCATTCGCGAGTGTGGGGATTTACGAAACATTGTAGCTAAAAGAGGCCATACCCTAGAAAAATCTCATTCCAATGAGCCAACCAGTTTTTAGTTGACGAAAAACAATTCTCAGAGTATGGTTCTGACGAATGAGTGACAAAAAACAATTCAAAACCTACCCCGCAGGCAAAGTCTGCGAAGTTCTTCAAACACTCAACTACCCACTTCAAGACTTTGGCGCTTATGTTAGAACAAAAGCATTATATCGTGGCGGAGACTCTCCAAACACGCTAAAAGTTTGGAAAGATTCAGGTTGGTGCAAAGACTACGCCGAAGATAAGGGTTTTTCCCTTTACGATCTTGTCGCCAAAACAATCGGCACAACCAACCCAAAAACCATTCTAGAAATTATAAATTGCGAAAAACAACCCGCCATTTATAGCCCCCGCCCAAAATTCCTTATGGCCAAAACTTACGACCCAAAATGCTTGGAAAGGCTTCTTCCGAACTACTCATTCTACGAGAAGAAAAAGATTTCGGCG